CCCGATTGTATATTGATTGCAATGGAGGTGTTAAATTTCGCCTAACTCATAAATTTACGAAATGAAAGATAAAGAATTAAAAACCACATCATTAGGGATATGGTATCAACAAATCCCAAGTATGCTTGTGATTAATCCACTTGGGGAAATTATTACACCAAAGTTTCATAATGGTTCTTGGTATGTAGTTATAAAAAGTAAGCCAGTAGCGGTATCAAATCCAAGAATACCAAAATTAAATTATAAATTAGCTATGGATTTTAAAACTATATTTGTATGAATAATGAAACATTTAGTTGGTATAACCCAGGGGATGAAATACCACCACTGAGGAAACCACGCAAACTATCAAAACTTAAACCAAAAATGTCTGATCATTGTAAACAGCGTTACATTGATGCTCATCAGCTATCATTTAGCCAGGCCATTAAAGATGCCGGGCATACGTTTAAGGCAACTATGCCGGATTGTAATAAGGCGAATGGCCTTACCCAGGCTATTATCAAGTTTTTGTTATGGAACGGACACAGGGCCACCCGTATCAGCAGCTCAGGTAGAATGATTAAAGGCCGGTACATACCAGGAACCACCCGTAAGGGGGCGGCTGATATTAGCAGTACGATAAAAGGGAAGTCGGTAATGTGGGAAGTAAAAATAGGAAACGATAAGCCAGCACCAGAACAGTTACGGGAACAAGAGCTTGAGATTAAAGCCGGTGGGCATTATTATTTTGTAAAAACATTTGAACAATTTTTAAATATTTATGACACAACAATCTAAACTTCTTACCGCCCTTACAACGGCCGCTAAGAAAACAAAGAACCCGAAATTAAAAGAAAAAATAAAATGTATTAAACAAAAGAAAGTTCTTTATGATTGGTTGGCACAATAGTATTATCTTCGTAGTAGCTTAGAGCAGTAAGCATTCTTAACTTCTTATACCTCTTTGGGGGATGGCCTGCTCGCCTGAACCCACAGAGGTTTTTTATTTTATGATTTCAAACATTGACGAAATAAAAAGTAAATCCGATATAGTAGATATTATATCTGATCACGTTAAACTAAAACTAAAGGCCGGGAACTATGAAGGTCTATGCCCATTCCATTCTGAGAAAACACCATCATTCAAAGTATCGCAATCTAAAGGAATTTATAAATGCTTTGGGTGTGGGAAAACTGGTGATAGTATCCAATTCTTAATGGAGCATAAAAATATTAATTACATCCAGGCGATAAAGGAAATAGCAACTAAATACCATATTGAAATTGAAGAACAAACAAAGACCTATGAGCAGCCACAGCAGCGACATACAAAGTTGCAGCCAGATACTATAAAATATTTTGAATCAAGAGGTATTACAAATAATACACTGCTACGTTTTAATATTACCGAAACAATAGAATGGATGCCTAATGCAAATGCAGAGGTTAAAGCTATCTGTTTTAACTATATTAAAGATGATCAACTAATAAATATTAAATTCAGAGCAAAGAATAAAGATTTTAAATTAAGCAAAAATGCTGAGCTAATTTTTTATAATTTAGACTCTTTGAAAGATGAAACAACGGCCATAATAGTTGAGGGTGAAATAGATTGCTTATCAATGTATGAAGCCGGGTTTTATAATGTCGTATCTGTTCCGAATGGAGCTGGTACAGGTAACCAACAATTAAAGTACCTTGATAATTGCTGGCAGTATTTTGAAGATAAAGAACGGGTTATTATTTTTACCGACAATGACGAACCTGGCAAGAACCTTAAAGACGAACTGGCCCGGCGGTTAGGGAAAGATCGTTGTTTATTTATAACCTATCCTGATGGCTGTAAAGATGCCAATGATGTTTTATTAAAGCATGGTAAAGGTATGCTGCAGTCAATGATAGAACAGGCTAAGAGGTGGCCTATTGAGGGTGTAATAACAATGGATGACGTATACACCGATGTATGTGATTATTATACCAATGGATACCCTAAAGGGTGCGCCGCCGGGCTTGGCGAATTTGATGAGTATATTCAATTCTCAGGCGGATTAGTAACCATCGTTACCGGGCAGCCTGGTAGCGGTAAGTCAGAGTTTTTAGATAATATTACAACAGCTTTAGCACGTACACATAACTGGAAATTCGGCGTATGTTCTTTTGAGAATCCTGTACCTATTCATATCACTAAAATAATGGAGAAATTTGTAGGGTTATCTTTTAATTTTAGAAAAGATCCATCACACAGAATGCAGCAGACTGAATTTGAGGAAGCAATTTATTTAACCGACCTTTACTTTAGTTTTATTAATGTACGTTCTGTTGACCTAACCATTGAGGGTCTATTATTAAAGTTTAAAGAGATGGTTTTAAAGATGGGTATTAAGGGCGTGGTGATAGATCCCTGGAATTATATAGAGCATAAGATACCGCAGGGGTATAGCGAAACTCAATACATATCTGAGGCATTAACACTAATTAAAGAATTTGCCATCCAAACTGATACACATGTTTTTTTAATTGCTCATCCTAAAAAACTTGTTAAAGATTCATCCGGCCAATACCCGGTAACAACCATGTATGACATATCTGGTTCAGCTCACTTTTTTAATAAAACAGATAATGGCATTTCTGTTTATCGTAACTTTAAAGATAATACAGTTGAGGTGCATATTCAGAAAATAAGAAATTCATGGCAGGGTAAGATAGGTTTTGCAACATTTAATTTTGATACTTTCACACGAAAATATATACAAATATGAACAAAGAATCTTATTATTTTCAGCACGATTATGAGCCAACATCCGATCCAAAAATAGCAGCCCTTTTGTCAGAATTTGGGGCTGAAGGTTATGGCATTTTTTGGAGAATTATTGAAATGTTACACTCAAATATTGACCACAAAATACCCAAAAAAGAGTACATTTTTTTAGCACTTGCAAAACAATTAATAACAAACGATAACAAAATAAAACTTGTTATAGAATTTGCAACAAATGTTTGTGAGCTATTTTTAGACAATTCCGATTTTATTATTTCAAAAAGAGTTTTGCAAAATTTTGAAAAAAGACAAGATTTATTTACAAAAAGAAGTGAAGCCGGTAAGGCTGGAATGCAGAGTAGGTGGGCTTCTGATAACAAAAGGATAACAAATAATAATTTTGCTATAACAAAAGATAACAAAAATAACAAAGGAAAGGAAAGAAAAGAAAAGAAAAAGAGTATTTCGCCTTTCGGCTTTTTGAATGATAACCCAGGAGAATTTACCGGAATTAAACCCGGAACAGTTTTGTAATAAAAATGTTGTAACTTTGGATAATCTAAAAATATTCTAATGGCAGGTAGAGGCGGCAAAAGAATTGGAGCAGGGCGCAAAGCAACAGCCGATGAGTTAAAAACTCAGGTGATTGCTATGAGTGCATTGGTTTCTAAATATGGAAGTCAGGAAGAAGCTATGAGGGCTGCTGTAGAATCAAGTAACCCACAACTGGTTAAATTTGTTTACGAACATGCTTTTGGTAAACCACAGGATAAAATTGAACACAGTGGGGAGGTGTCCCAGAATATTGTAGGTATGATTATAAAATAACAACTATGAAATATTTATTATTTATTTTGTTAGTAGTTTTTGCATCATGTTCAAAATCAGGGCAGTGTTACACTTGTACATTTGGTATTACAAATGGATATCAGCCACCACCGCAGCAATATTGTGGCCCTATGCCTCATTATTTTAAAGATGCCCAGGGGAATGACTTACAAAGTTTTTGTAATCCAGAAAAATAGTATTACATTTGCTAAATCGGATCGGGAGCCGTAAAAAATCTTAAGCGACTGGATATCTCCCGATTGAAGGTCGCTATTTTAATTTTATGATTTACGATATTATCCCTTACAGCACTGAAAAGAATTTAGGCAAAGCGTATAACGATGCTATTGCCGGGCTACCTGATGATTGCTATGTATGTTTGCGTGATGGTGATACTTGTTGGCTAACGCCTGATTACGGTGTACACCTGGCGAAATACATTGAACTTAATCCAACTGCAGTATTAACGTGCTTTACTAACCGAATAAATGAAAAGGC